TGTGCGGTATTTTAGATCTTCCCATTCTATCTTTAGTTTCTCGTACCTTACTTCCTTCTGATGCTCAGACAAAAACGCAGCAGCCTCGACTTCAAGACCACTGCGGTAGGTACGTTTATTGTGGCGACGATTATTTGTCTTCGCCATCACCAGCTTCTTCTGTTACCAGCATACCCTTTAAGATGTTTACCAAGGCACCAGAGCGATCTTTTAGTACCGCAAGTTGATAGTCCAGTTGTTGCTGGATGTTCTGATTAGCTACAAGCTCATTGTAAGCACGTACCTGATCTTCGTTAGACTCATCAATGTCGTATTGAGTTTCGTCGATAGTTAGAGTAGCCATTATATTTCCTTTCAGTACTCTTTTAGGTAGGTGTATTCTACCATTGGGGGATTCTCTGATTTAGATACCTTTGAGGGTAATACTTTCATATCAGGATAACACTTGTGTTTGAAACTACAGAAGCCACACTCCTTTGATAGAACCATGTTGCCACTAGGTTTCTTGTAGTAAGTTTCTGGAACTGGATCAAAGCAACGCTTAAATGGCTCATCATTATCAATGTAGTCCACTAATTGTTGAATCTCTTCTAGTACCTTATCCTTATCGACAGTAGAAGCATCTACATACTTGAACTCACCGTTAGCCTTATTGATAGCCCACCAGCCACCAACACCTTTACCAGCCGCTTCTGCATAACCTACAAGCTGTGGGATGTAGCCAAAGCTGTCACCCTTCTGTAGCTTCTCTAGTGACTCAAACTTGTTCTTGTAAGACCAAGGTGATGCTGACTTAACATCATCAATCTTACCGTCTAGTTCCATGTCATACTCACCAGAGATAGTGCGTCCATCTTTTAGTTCAAGTGTTACCTTAGCGTTATCCTTGAAGTCTACACCAGCAGACGTAAGCAACCCTTTAAACACTGCCTCGACAATATCTCCAAGGATCATGTTCATAAGGAAGTGTGGTGGCATGGGTGCTTTGTCTGCTGGGTCATTCTTCTCAAACCATAGCTGACACTTAGGCTTACCTATGTTAGACATACGCAACCTAAACTCATCACGAGGCCCACCAGCAAACTGCTTTAACATAGCAGCCTTAACATCAGAGGCGACTTTATCAGCCACCTCTTCTGTAATAGTAGTCTCGCCAGCCATAGCTTTCTGTAAGAAGGAGTAAACAGATAGCTCTGCAGGGTGATTCATTAGAACACCTCTCCTTCAATGGCGTTATCTTCACAACGGTCATTGTACTTCTCTAAGATAGTAGCATTAGAGTAGTCAATGTATTCCAAGAAGTTCTTGAGGGTTTCATTATCCGTCTCTTGGATGTCAACCTTAGAACCTGGAGCCGCTTTAACAACACCAAACTGTGCGCCAGATGGGATAGAACCTACATCACTTGTCAGGTTAAACTCCTGAGTAAGCATTTCAATAGGTGACCTACGCCCCATAGCTGTGTCCAAAGACTTGAGGCTATCACGGTTCTTGATGTCCATAACAAACGGTACATCCTCTACCTTGATATCAACTGGGTTACCAGTCTCATCCATAGGGTTATCAATAGTGATAAGACCCATGAATACCTTGACCTTCTTAACTGAACGCATGTGATCCTTAGTGGCGTCAGGCAGTGCGTTGAAGTCCTCAATGTAACCAGAGGGGCGTCCAATGTTATAACCACCTAAGTTATCCTTGAGATCCTTTGCCAGAGATGTTGACATAACAGTCTTCTCCATCTCTTCTGTTGCATTGTTCCAGCGCTGCCAACGTTGACGAGTAGCAAACACACGAATAGAAACCTTGGCGCTGTAGACTTTATCATCACCAATCTCTACTTGATATGTTCCAATAGGTAGAACCTCTGTGCGTAGTGTCTTACCACCCACATCTACATCACCCATTACAGCTTGGTGGATCATGCCCACCCTAGCTAAAGAGGGCTGTTTACTTTCTGTACTACCACCCATATTGGCAATACCCATTAGCTCCTCTAATGACTTACCCATTTCAGTTCCGACTGTTAATTCCATGCTCATTGTTGTTCCTTTCTGAGCGTTAAAGAGACTTAGTTATAGCTTATACACCTACCCATGTCAAGTAAATTAGTGTATCTCTGCATAAGTTTTTCCAAACTGTGCGTCAACCCCAAGATCCACATTTAGTTTAAGCTGTTCGTTTAGTTCTTGGATAGAGTAGTTCATGTTTATTGCTGTTTCTATCTGATCCCCTTCTTTTACAAGTGCAATAATTTCATCGTGGAATTGACCAACTGTCTTGATACCCTTCTCACGACACTTCTTCACCCAGTTATCAAAGCAGTAAACACCAGTGCCTTGATTGAGTGTAGAGAAACGATCCTTCTCGCTGCGTAGGCTGTACCAGAAGCCAGACACAGGGTTCTGTACCCACATACCACCAAACAGTTCACGCTTACGTAGTGTTGTTGCTACCTTCTGTACTGACCAGTTACGTGACCAAAATGCATCTAGTAGCTTCTGGGCTTCCTTCTTTGACATACCTGTCTCACGGGCAAGCTTAGCGGCTCCTACGCCATATGTAGCGGAGTAGTTTACCACCTTGTAGTTCTTACGCAGAGACTTGAGAGACTTTTCCCCTGAGTTATGCTTGTCGATATCCTCTTGAGTAATGATACCAGCATGTTTAGCCAAGTCAAGGTGAGGGTCAAACCCTTCCTTAGACATCTCAGCTACGTAGTTAGGGTCAAGCGGTTTCATGTAGTGACGCTTGGTTGTGTCCTCTAGGCTAGTCATGTCAGCCCCACACAATGTGTAACCCTCTGGTGCAGTAAGGCAACCACGTATCTCTTTACCGTAGGGCTTCTCTACTGAGGGTATATTGACCAGTGGCTTTGCATGTTTGAACCGTAGAGTGTTAGTCATACCAGCGACAGTAGCTTGTACATAACCATCTACCTCGTGGTCTACCATGCCCTTCAAGACTGATATTCGGTGACTAAGAACAGACAGGCCATCCAAGATAGACACTGCAGGATCTTCTGATACTAGATCTTTAACTGATGGGCATAGCTCACCCTCTCTACGGACCTGTGGTATCTTCTTCTCCTGATCGTCTGACCCCCGGACAAACTTGAATGTACGTGGAACCCAACCAATAGAGTAAAGCCAATCCTTGACTTGCTCTGGTGAATTGGGGTTACCACGAACCTCACCTGTCTTAACGACAAAGGACTGTACATTCTCTGGCTGTCGATACTCCTTGCGTAACTCCTCAAAGCGCTCCCCATGTGAGGATAGCTCACCATCTTTCTTGTACATTACCTTTGGACGTTGCTGTACCTTAGTTAGTACACGCTTAGGCATAGCCTCTGCAAGCTGTTCAATCTTGTCTTCCTTCATGTCACCCCACTCAGCGAGGTACTTGTTAGCCTTATCTACATCAAGCTTCCACTTCAATGATTCCTGTTCTGCAGCGCACTGCATCTTGAAGGTTAAGTAGTTTAGTAGATCCCACTTGTTATTCACATCAGGGTACAACTTAGATAGTTTGATATCCAAGTCACGCCATAGACGTACATTGATCTTGACATCCTCGTTACAGCGATGGGCATACTCTTCTTTAGTTAAGTTTTCCCAGTCAGTAATCTTAGGCTTCTTTACGTTGTAGTACTCACCGTAACCCTCTAAGTCATGCTTAGGTCTAGTGTGATTGATGTACCAAGATACAGCTAGAGTGTCTACTAGCGTAGCACTAACCTTGATGCCCAAGATCTTCTCTACGGCAGGTATGTCATACCGTACAATGTTGTGACCAATGAGGATTGTAGCTTCCTCAAAGAAGATACGCATAGCCACATAGTCATGCGTGTGTTGAATCTTACCAAGTTCATCTTCCCAAGATAGTACGTGTATCTTAGTTGGGTCTAGTCCGTCTGTTTCTATATCAAATACTGTCATCGTGTCTCCTTAAATACTCTACTGCATTCTGTAATCTATCCAAATCATCCGATAATGCCCCAAGTCCTACATTACAATGGTGACAAATCCAACCCCTAAAAGTTTTTGTTTTATGGCAGTGATCAACTACCCAATTCTGTAACCTGATTTGACCCTTCTTTGATATTTCTTTCATACCTCGTTCACAAATAGGGCAAGAATAATTTTCATCTGGATAAGGGTTTTCTTTTTTTATTTGCTTTATAAGATTTTGTTGCTCTCTTGCACATTGCCTACACTTTCTTTTTATTTCTCCAGATGGCATGGTTGTAAAATTTTTTATAGGTTTCTTTATTCCACAATTATTGCACTCTAGCCCACCCTCAAAATTAACCTTTGGCATATCATCGAATAACTCTCCTTGCATTATATAACCTCTCTAAGAGTAAAGGTTTCTGTGTTAAACCTCATCATACCAGCGAAGCCTTCCTCTGAACATGGACGATTCTTCTGCACTGATATATGCGTAGTGTTACGCTCTTCAAGGTCATCTGCTTCTTTATCTCGACTAAGATCAATGATAACTGATGCACGTTGCCCAATCATCTTACAGTACTTAGGGTCACCATTGTCATTAGTGTGAGCAATAGTAACTATACCTACGTTTAACTCAGCGGATAACTTAGACAGACGCACCGATAGATCAGCTAACATCTGCTCCTTACCTTCCTCAGATGAACCAGAAACGACATCCTGAATAGGCTCAAAGAAGACAAACTTACAGCCACATGCCTGACTAAAGTAACGTATCTGGTCACACAATGCATCAGCACCCTGACCATCACCTAAGTAGAACTGATAGAAGAGTTCATCCTTAGTGATACGCTCAATGGCACCCATCACTGCATCATCAGCATTCTTCTCTGCAATAAGGTCACGCCGTGTAAGATTATCACTTAGCTCATACGACACAAGCCCAAGCAGTGACCGTAGCTTAGTCTCTTCCAAGTGCCACGCTGCGAAGGGAACCTTATGCTGCAACATGTTGTACTCTAGGAAGCGCATCACCTCTGTCTTACCAATACCAGTCGGTGCCTTGATGACTGTGAAGTGTCCCTGCATTAAGCCAAGGATCTTATCATCCAGTGCTTGAATACCTGTAGGGATGTACTGGTGGTCAGGTGTATCTTTGTAGAGTGAGATAAAGTCCTGCGTACTGTTAAGTACATTCTCTGGTGTGTACTTCTTAGCGTTCCACCAAGCAGTCTTAAACTCAGCCCCGGCCTTGTTAGTCAAGAACTCATTGGCATCCTTGAACCTGTCATGCGGTACACGATACACCTTGTTAGGGAATAACTTAGCTACCTTGTCAGCTACAGCATTACCAGCGTCATCATTGTCCACTGATAGGATAATCTTCTCAAAGCTATCAAGCCACTCTGTGCAGTTCTCCCAGAGCTTCTTAGATGGTGTTGCGCTGGGCAGAGACACCACAGGGTTAGTGTAATTGCTCTTAAGCATCTGAGCCACTGACAATGCATCAAGCTCACCCTCAGTGATCGTAACCATCTTAGATGACCCTGCAGTAAACAGATTCATACCAAACAGTTCATCACCCTTGAAGTTATTCTTGGTGTAGAAAACCTTTTCATCTAACTTACGGACCTTAGCACCACCACTAGGGTAAATGTATTCTTGTCG